AATCCATGTCCCGAAGCCATTATTGCCTCTATAGTTTAATGGTAAAACAGTTGCCTTGTAAGCATCTAATCTCAGTTCAACTCTGGGTGGAGGCTCCATTTTACATATGATTAATTTCATGATATATATGCGCTACGTCTTGTAAACTTTAGCCGGTTTGCATGTCAGGCAAAAAAATCTGGATCATTCGAGGGAACGGCTCCTATCTGGAAAAAACTTTAGGCTAAAACCCTTTATTTTTTTCGTTTAGGAGAATTTTTATGGCTAATCAATTGCTTACCATAAGCATGATTACAAATGAAGCCCTGCGCGTACTAACCAACCAGTTGGTCTTCACTCGTTCAATCAGTCGTCAATATGATGATAAATTTGCTATCGAAGGCGCAAAGATCGGTACAACGATCAACCTTCGTAAACCACCTCGCTATGTAGGCCGTACTGGTCCTGCTCTTCAGATCGAAAGCTCTGTTGAAACGTACGTACCATTGACGCTTAACACTCAGTTTGGTGTTGATATGGCTTTCACAACTCAGGATTTGAGTTTGAACATCAGCGATTTTTCTGATCGTTTCATCAAACCAGCAGTTGCTGCTATTGCGAACAAAATCGACTATGATGGTCTTCAGCAGTTTGTAAATGTATACAACTTGGTTGGTACTCCTGGTACTCTTTCTGGTTCACCTACTCAGGCTCAGAGTTTGCAAACAATTCTTGCAGCTCGTTCACGTTTGAACCAAGAAGCAGCTCCGGCTGATGATTTGCGTCATCTAGTTGTTGATCCACAAACGGATGTTGGTATCGTTTCTGGTTTGACCAATTTGTTTAACCCACAGGGTGTTATCTCAAAAATCTTTGAGAAGGGCGCTATGGGAGATAACACACTTGGTTTCAATTTCGCGATGGACCAAAACGTAGCTAACTTTACAACCGGCACAAGCACAGCATTTACTGTGTCTGCACAGGCTGGTGGTTCAGTTCAGACTAATGCACAAACAGCATTTACGCTTGCGATTAGCTCACTTTCTGGCACGCTGACTGCCGGCACTGTGTTTACGATTCCTAACGTATATGCGGTTAACCCACAGAACAGACAGTCTACGGGTGTATTGCGTAACTTTGTTGTTACGGCTAATGCGGCAGCAAGTTCAACTTCTCTGTCAATTTTCCCAACACCTGTATTCTCTGGCCAGTTCCAAAACGTAACTAGCACCAGCGGAACCATTCCTACTGGTACGGCTACAATCCTATCTGGAAACAGCGGTTCAGCAGCTACTTACGCACAATCAATTGCATATCATCGTGATGCTTTTGCTTTGGGTACTGCGGATCTTCTGCTTCCACAAGGTGTTGATATGGCTGGACGCGCTTCAGCAGATGGTTTGTCAATTCGTATGGTTCGCCAGTACGATATTAACTCTGACCAGTTGCCTACGCGTCTTGATGTTCTGTACGGCTTTAGCACGATCTACCCAGAACTTGCTTGCCGCGTAACCGGTTAATTTAGAGGAGAATAGAAAAATGGCTGCTCCAAATATTGTTAATATTTCCGCTCAACGGATGACGGCTATTGTATCCGTCCCTGTTGCGGCTGGAACCTTTAGTACATCTGCCCCAGAGGTAACGTACACAATCAACGGCGTGCAAGTTGGCGATTATGTTGCTGTCTGCGCTCCCGCTGGATTTGGTGTGACTAACCTCTCAATTGCTAACGTTAGAGTATCTGCAGCAAATACCGTTGCTATTGCTTACTCTGGAACAAACGGAACCGCAATTCCTGCCGACACATACTTAGTTGAAATAATTCGTTCTTACCCAGTCCTTACGGATTTTGGTATTACGAGGTTCAACAACTTTGGTGTTGTTGCTGGGTCAAATCCTTAATCGGTAAGACTGGGGAGGGGTATTGCCTCTCCCCTTTTTTAATGGGTGATATATGGAATTTCCTTGTTCTGTTCATAAAGACTCATACGAAAACAGCAAAATTGCTATTGATGAGCAAGAATTAAAAGAGTTTACCCAAGATGGTTGGCTCATATCTGAAGAATTTTTAAATCCAGAAAGCATTGCAAAAAAGCGTGGCAGACCTGCCAAATCTGAAGATTCTTAATTGGTGAGAAAGCCATGTCAAATCTAGGTCCACAAAACATAAACCAAAGCTACGGGTACTTATTACAGACTCCTCTTGGCCTGAATGGGTCAATGACACAGGTAACTGATGGTGCTGGAACAGGATCTGGATTATATTTGGACAGCAATCTAAATGTAGCCTCAAATAATGTATGGATTTACGGGACTGTAGATACGCCAACTTCAATAGTTCCATTTGAATTAGGTGTTTTAAATTCTGGATCTTGTTTTATAAATTGCCAAGATCCTTTGTTGTTTTATCAAGCCGGAGCACCAGTTTTACAGCTAACAAATGCTGGTCACTTACTGATTAATTCGCCTGGAGCTGATGTCAGCTTTTTAACCGTAAATGGGGACACAACAACAAATGCTTGTTGGATGTCTGCGCCTTCAACTGAAGCCTATACATCCTTTTATTATGGAATTTTGATTGATTACAATCAATCTTTAAGCTTAGGGCAAATCTCATTAGGAACATCAGATTCTTTAGCAATTTATGCTGGAGGCTATGCAAACGGAACACCTGTTGTTTCAGTTACATCTACTGGAATTAACTCAACAGCAATAGGAACTAATATAGCTTCTACAGGAGCATTTACCACATTGACTGCTTCCAGTTCTGTTAGCGGTACTGGGTTCACTTCTTTATTTGCTTCTCCTCCTGCCATCGGCGGAACAACACCAGCATCTGGTTCCTTTACATCACTGACAGCAACATCAGTAGGCACATCTGGTGTTTTAGCTAAAAATGGAGGATTAACTGCTGTCACCGCTGTTGCAGGTTCTCTTACATTGGCAACCGGCGGCGTTACTCTTGCTGCACAAACAATGGCTGCTGGTTCTGTTTGGCGTGTTGTTGCGTATGGTACTTACGCCGCAATAACTAGTTCAAACCTTAGGCAGTTTACGATTTCATGTTTTTGGGGTTCCACAGCTTTAACGGCAGTTACTACAGGAAACGTACTCACAACGGCAAACACAACACTATGGTCAGTTGAGTTTGAAATATCTGGTTCTAGCGCTACTGCAGCATGGATTACAGGGCAATTAAAAGCTAACGTTGGCGCAACCGCAGGTGTAGCTTTGTTAACATATTTGGTTACACCTACATCTGTAACGGGTTTAACAACGACTTCAACTTTAGATTTTAGAGTGGGCCAAACGGGAACTGCTACTGCTGGTGACACCATTAACGTACATTCAGTAACAATGGAAAGGATCAAGTAATATGGCGTCACAACTGTTTGAATTAACGTTAATACCTCCGCAAGGTTCTACTCTTGGAAATGCTTTTGCTGAAGTATTTTTGGTTAACACAACAGTTGGCGCAAATATTTATACTATTACGTCAATAGCAAATGTTGTTACCGTCACTACATTAACTGCTCATGGATTATCTGCTGGCACATCAATATCTCTAATTGGTGTTACGCCATTTCTTTACAACGGGACTTATGCTGTTGCATCAATAGTAAATAGCACAACTTTCACATTTAATTTAAACGGAACCTACACTGGAAGCGCAATAAATGTTGGTAGTTATGTTGTCATTAATGGATCAACAAACACTGTTGCAACCGTTTATTCTGATTCTGCTTTAACTCAGCCTCTAGTCCAACCGATTGCAATTGTTGATAATTATTTTAATTTTTATGCGGACAACAGCATTGATTATGACATTTTGTTAGGTGGCGGAAATTTAACAAATTCCCAATTGATACAAAACATTTGGGCGCTTCCAAGTTCAATTTGGCAGCTTGATCCTAACGTATGGGAAACAGATCCTAATTTATGGGATACACCAGGACCCGTTACTACAGTTACCACAAACGTTACAAATAATGTAGGCCAACTGTATACGGGTTACGATATTATTCGAGCCGCCATGAGACTGATACAAGTTTCTGCGGTAGACGTAGACTTAACAGCATCAGAATTAAAAGACGGGTTAGAATCTTTAAACAGGATGCTAGATTCTTGGTCTTTAGATGAATTAATGCTTTATGAAGTAAAAAGAGAAACATTTCCGCTTATTGCTTCACAAAACCCATACACGATTGGATTAGGTGGCATTTGGAACACAATTCGACCAAGTAAAATTGTTGGAGCGTATTTAACGCTTACGAACGGTTCAATTCCTGTAGATTACCCAATGCAAGTAATCAATTATGATGATTACAACGACATTAGGCTAAAAACATTACAAACAAACTTTCCTGGATACCTGTATTATCAGCCTAGTTTTCCAATCGCTGAATGTTATATTTACCCATTATACGCAAATAACGGTGCATCTACTGCTCCAGGCACAATTACGCTAACGAGTTGGAAACCGTTTAGCATGATTGTTGATCCATCTGCACCAATCCAATTGCCTCCTGGTTATTGGGAAGCCATTGTGTTTAATCTTTCAACGAGAATTGCTGAAGAATATCAATTTGATATAAGGCCAACGACTGTTCAATTAGCCACTGCTGCGTTAATTCGTTTAAAACGCATGAATCAGCGTACAAATACATTGCAAACAGATGTGTGTTTAATGAATACTTCACAGATGCGGTACAACATTTACAGTGATGGCTACGGAAGATAATGGCTAGTCTCAGTTCTCTGTTAGAAGATTGGAAAAACTATAAAAAGAACATCGAATGGCAGTTAGGGCGCGGTGATGATATTGCCAATCAAAACGATGTTAACGCGATTGAAGATTGGGAAAGATGGCAGGGTGTAGGCCCTGCTGACATTCGCGGTTTATCTGGTCTTGCTGGCGCTATAAAAGCGTCCCATGGATCATCAAAAATAAAAGACTACATTCAATCTCTGCGACAAGACGGAAATTATTTTTATGACGATAAAAAAAATCTAGCTTATGAAAAAAACAATATGCCAACAGGTGAATGGTGGCAAGTACACGAAATTTATCCTTCAGAAGAAGGAGGAAACCAAGAGCTAAATATACGCAATTCGTCCGGATTGTTAGGAGATTTACACAGATCATTGGAAGATGCTATTTCTAGCGTTAAAAAAGAAAGAATATCTCAGGCTTTAAAATCAAATTACAATAAAAAATATGGGGACATTCCGCAACTTTGGGATGGTTTTGAACAAAAAACGGCAAAAGCGTTAATTGATGCCGGGATTGGTATTGATCGTTACTCTCGATCTTCCCAATCAAAATCGCATTATTTATATTTAGACAATGGCCTCAAAATAAGAATTTCTGATCACAATCTGCCCAGCCATTACGATCAACCTGATATAGATTTTAGTTCAAACGGAAACATTCAAGAATTATTATCTAATGTACAAGATTTATCCAATAATTTAAAAAATAATCCTGATGTACCTATTGAATCGTTAGCTGATCTACTGCGGAGGAAGTAAATGACCGGCACAACGCAACTACCAATTCTTGGACCCGGCATATCTGGTAAGTCACGCGCTGTTACTGCTCAGAAGCGTCAAAATATCTACATGGAAGTCAAAGCCGAGACAGATAAAGCGCGTCTTGTGGCTTATGGAACCCCTGGTTTAGCATTACAAACTAGCTTAGGAAATAGTCCAATTAGAGGAATTTGGTGGTATCAACCGGGCAACTTTTTGTTAGCAGTTGCGGGTTCTTCTGTTTATGAAATTGATGCTAATTGGACAATTACCACTGTAGGCGCAATAAATTCATCTTCTGGCAACGTCAGCATGTCTGACAATGGTTCCCAAATAATCATTGTAGATGGCCAAAACGGTTATGTTTATCAAAAAACAACACCTAATTTAACTTACGCTCAGTCAAGCACAACTGTAACTGTGCAAGAAACAAGTTCAAACAGAACAAATGGAGATTCTGTTCAAATACAGGTCAATTCGGGAACATTTACTGCTGGTACTTACACGGTCATAAGAACTCCAGTTGTCTCTACTGCATTGGTTACTAATGCAACATATAAAATTGTTTCAATTGGTACTTCAGACTTTACTGCTGTTGGTGCTGCAACCAACACAGTTGGAACTATTTTTACAGCAACAGGCACGACCGCAGGTACTGGGACAGCAACATTAGCTAATCAATGGCAAATGACTGCTGGAACCGCTGCAACAACAAGCGGAACACTTAATGTTTTAAACAATTTCCGTCAAATTACTGATTCAGACTTTCCTGGTGGAACAACTGTTGTTTTTAATGACTCATATTTTATTGTAAATGCTCCAAACACACGCGAATTTTACATATCTGGACAATATGACGCATTTTCATGGAACGGTCTTAATTTTGCCTCAAAAGAAGCGTACACAGATAATTTAAGTGCTGTTGCAATAGATAACGGCAACCTGGCGTTGTTGGGCGTTATTTCTTATGAGTATTGGCAAGATGTCGGTGCTTATCCTTTTCCTTATTTGCGTATTGCTGGCTCTCCAAATGATTTTGGAGTGGTTTCGCCTTGGACAATTGCTAGAGTCAACGGAGCAATGTTTTTTTTGGCAAGAGCAAGAAGAGGAGGAATTTCGGTAGTTAACATTCAAAATTACCTGCCGATTGTTGTCTCTTCTCCCGATCTTGATTATCTGTTTAGTCAATACCCTGATCCAGAAGACGCTGTTGCTTTTGGTTACAGGCAAAACGGACATGAGTTTTACCAAATAAGCTTTCAAACTGCTGGCGTTACTTGGCTTTTTGATGCTACATCAAACATGTGGAGTCAGTTAGTCAGTTATAACGATACTCGTCATTTTGGTAATCACGGAACACAATTTAATTTCCAGAATATTGTTACTGATTACAGAAACGGCAACATTTATGCTTTAGATCCTTCTGTCTATACAGACAACGGTTTTCCTATTGTTAGAGAACTGATTACGCCTCATTTTTTTGAAGGAAACAGTTATAATAAATTGCATATTTATAGACTTCGTCTTGATATGGAACAAGGCGTTGGAACGTCTGGTGGTCAAGGTCAAAACCCACAAATCATGTTGCAAATATCAAGAGATGGTGGTTTTACATGGGGTCAAGAAATGTGGACCAACTTTGGTAATCAAGGCGAATTTTTAAAACGCGCTGAATGGAGAAGGCTTGGAGTTTCAAGAAACTATGTTTTTAAATTCCGTATTTCTGATCCTGTAAAAGTAGTATTTATTAGTGCTGCGGCTTATGCAACTGAGGCTCAAAAGTAATGAGTTTTCAACAACCACCTTTTCAATCAAATCACACAAGTCCTAATGGAAGAATGTCTCTCGCATGGACACAATGGTTTCAAAAGGTGCAAGAGCAATTAAGTTATCAAGGAAGTCCTGTTATAGATGGCGGAACTCCTAGTTCAATTTACGGTGGAAATGTTTCAGCTTTGAATGGTGGTACGGTTTCACAATCAGGTAGTTCGGTATGACAGTACAGATTCAACTTAGAAGGGGTACAGCTTCAGAATGGTCAACAGCAAACCCTATTTTAGCTTCTGGTGAAATGGGGGTTGAAACTAATACTGGAAAATTTAAAGTTGGAAACGGTACGTCAAATTGGACCGCATTACCTTATTCATCAGGTGGAATTGGTCCTAGTGGAGCAACTGGTCCTGTTGGCGCAACTGGGCCTGCTGGTGGACCTACTGGCGCAACTGGTCCTACTGGTGCAACTGGCCCTTCCGGTCCACAGGGTCCAATTGGTCCTACAGGTATTGTTGGGCCAATTGGCGCAACTGGTCCACAAGGTCCATCTGGCATACCTAGCACAGTCTCAGGTCCAACTGGTGCTACAGGTCCAATTGGAGCAACTGGGTTAACGGGTGCGACTGGGCCAATTGGTCCTACTGGATTAACAGGAGCGACTGGTCCTATAGGAGCAACAGGAGTTGTAGGTCCAACTGGCGCAACTGGATTAACAGGAGCAACCGGACCAACTGGACTAACGGGTGTTGCTGGACCTACTGGGCCTATTGGGTCAACAGGTGTAACCGGGCCTACTGGACCAATAGGCGCTACAGGAGCTACAGGGGCTGCAAGTACAGTTCCGGGTCCTACTGGAGCCACTGGACCTACTGGAATCGGTGTAACCGGACCTACTGGTCCTATTGGACCTATTGGCGCTACTGGTGCAACGGGACCTACTGGCTTAACTGGCTTAACTGGTCCAACAGGGTTAACCGGTTCAACAGGTCCAACTGGATTAACCGGTTCAACAGGGTTAACTGGTCCAACTGGGTTAACTGGCGCAACAGGACCAACTGGGTTAACTGGTCCAACAGGAGTTGCAGGTCCAACAGGCTTGACAGGTCCAACTGGCTTGACTGGAGCGACTGGTTTAACAGGCTTGACTGGTGCAACGGGACCTGCTGGTGCAACAGGACCAACTGGCTTAACTGGAGCCATTGGTCCAACTGGCTTAACTGGTGCGACAGGCTTGACTGGCTTGACAGGACCAACTGGCTTAACTGGTGCAACGGGTCCAACTGGCTTAACTGGTCCAACAGGGTTAACGGGTCCAACAGGGTTAACTGGGTTAACTGGAGCTACAGGACCAACTGGTCTTACCGGAGCTACAGGACCGACAGGATTGACAGGCGCTACTGGCGTTACAGGTCCAACGGGTGTTTATGGAGCTCCTAGAATAACAAGCATTACTACTGCTACT